ATTAGGATCGAGCTGGAGATGGTGGCAGTACTCACGAATCTTCTGTTTGCAAGAACGCGACATAACCAAGCCATCCTTCCGAGTTTGGAAGGGGTGCATGGTCAGTGTTGTATCAAGCTCAGCTGATTCGAGCGGGTTCTTATTACGACGCCTATCACCGAACGCCTTGCGTCGGTTATTCGCGTACCAGGTCGCGGGCACCGCCTCGTAGATCTTCTGAAGCAAAGGAATAAAAGTTGGGTATATCATTGATAGTCTAGACAGCTTGTTAGCTATCGTGATCACATCGCCGACATGGACTGGGTAGCGAAAGTCGTAACTCTCGACATAGCCCCAATCGTCCAGGTAATGGGCTCCACAACTTTCTCGGTAATCATCGTTAATATGGGTTTTACTCCTGTTCACGACGAAGCCGACAGCCTCAATATTGCTAACCACTGACTCCGCAATGCAGTTCGGGACAATGATATCGTCTCCGTATACAGCTACAGAATCATCTCCTTCTGACCTTTTACTAAGGCCAAAGTTGCAAAGATTAGGCTTATACGATCTGCATAGAGCGTAAAGAATCAAGCTCATCAACTCGAAAGTGAAACCGTTACCCATACTCGAAACTTTCCGAATGCAATAATAATTGTCATCCGGTCCGAGGGTCATTGCTGACCGAGTCTGCGCTATGTAAGCGTATACTTTTGACGGTAACAGGTATTCAACTAGCTCGAGGATTATGCGATCACTCGCATTTTTAAGATCGATCGTAGCAAACTTTCGGTCGCTAATCATGCTCTGGTGGGATTTCCACGAGGCATTTAGATCGACTCCGAGCTGCTTAAGGCAGCGTCGGAAGCCAGATCCTACTCTACGTTGAGTAAGAATATTAGCCAATGGTTCAATGCAAATCGGTCTATCTTTCTCGTTGTTTTTAGGAACGGTAGAAAACCTATTGCCTTGAACAAAGGTCGTGATCATCTCTAGTTTCCAACAGAATATATCGTAGGCTGCAGTACGAGAGCTTTTATGCTCTTCCCACAGCCTTCGATCTGTTGATCTTTGGGACAACCCGGCTTTCGCCAATAACTGGGTGTAGCGCTTCTTCATCGCATGCTTCAAGCCATGGTGCCGGTAAACTGTTTGGCACCAGAGGTCAAAGTTGTCATGCGTACAAGTCCATTCGCTTCTGCGTAACTTGGATTCGATACTATTGAACCCTCGTGTTGCAACGAATTCGCTTCCGTTAGAAAACTCAACGGAGCCCAGCTTAAAATCAGCCAGTGCTTTGTGAAGAAACAAACGCGCTAGGGCCCATTGTGTGGGCCATAAATGGGGTTTTGTTAACCCGAGCTCGTTATCTGACTGTAGCCAATCTGACCACGCTAATTCTTTGCGTCGTCTTGATTGGGTGGAGTTTGGTAGTTCGAGTTTACTGTGGAATCTGCTTTGGGCAAACCCCTCAGCTCTAGAAGTAGGTTCTTTAAAACCGTACTCACAGAGGAAACTACCGACAGCACGGATAGTGCCTTTAAAATCCATTTCATGCCCCCCGCCTTAACTGGCAGCCGGTATAACCGGCGCAGTTGACGGTTTGAAGCCAATCAGAGTGTTCTCGGTTACCCAAGTATCAATCTGAGCGGCCACGGCATGAAGGAGTACAGCCAAACGCGCTGCGCTCTCAGCGGCTCCACTAGTGTGGATCCTGGCGGAAATAGGGTCTGAGATAGAAACACCGCCCACCGTAATGGTATTCAGATCATTAATGATCAGTTCCAAACGATGGTTCTTCATATTAACCCCCGAAAGGGTTTTATTTGAAGAGGTGTTCTTGAAACGGACTGTCAAATCCGGTTTCGCTGGATCGGAGTAAGTTACTCCATTCGTGTCCAGCTGTTTTAATTGTAAAGTGGCCATTTAAGCCTCCTCTCATTTAGAGAGAATAAATTAACGGAACGAGTTTCTCGCTCCTTTAAGTAGGTTATTG